ACAATGAACACATTAGAGTTCCATTTGAAAAGTTGGCAGAAAATATAATTCATACATTTAAGTTTTATTACTTTGATGTTCCGAGTGTTGATGTAATGCACGAGGTAGTAAGTTTCTTATATATGAATATGCATAAGTTTACTGAGGGTAAGGGAAAAGCATTTAGTTATTTTAGTATTGTTGCTAAGAACTATTTGATTCTACATAACAATAACAATTATAAAAAACTTAAACAACACGAGGGTGAGGAAGTTACGGATTATAAACGAGACGCTTTATATGAAACAAGACGAGTCGATATATTAGAGGGACAAAAAGAATATATGGATTTGTTCGTAGATTATTGGTCTAACAATCTAACTACCGTGTTCAAAAGAAAACAAGATATTGATGTTGCAAACTCAGTATTGTATTTAATGGAACAACGAGAGAATATAGAAAACTTCAACAAAAAGGCTTTGTATATTTTGATAAGAGAGATGACAGGTTCAAACACACAACATATTACAAGGGTAATTAATGTTATGAAAAAACATCACTTCAATCTACATAAAAATTATTTAGCTACAGGCTCAATAGAAACAAAATGGACTGGCTCGTGGGAAAATTTATAATATTATTATTGTTATTGGTTGGTTGTGAAAACTCAACTCAATGGGTTGAACGAACACCAGAAGTAACTTATGATATGAGATTACCTATTGATGAGAATGGTTATTATCATTTAGAAATCGATAGAGAAAAAGTTCAAACTCTACATAGGGTTAGTGGTTATGTTGGAGATGATTACGGCCCAATTGAGGCTCATAGAGTTGAATGGGAAAGTAATTTGTATTGGTTTATCGGTGATACATTGGGTTATGTGGTTAAACGAGGATTGACTGATGACTTGGTGTATGTTAGTTATGATACAACTTACATTACTTGGTTTAATGGTTATGAAGTTCCAACAACAAACGAAGTTAGTTATTCAAACAGATATGGTGAAATAGGTAATATGATTGCACCTACAAAACAAATGGTTGGAGATACTTTACGACTAACTTCTAATCACAACACTTTCAATATTGTATTAGACTAAAAAGGGTGGTATTTCTACCACCCCTTTTAATTCCACCTTTATTTTTTATATAATCCCATCAGTATCAGTAATGCTAGTAATCCAACAAATCCTTTCTCACCAAACATACCGATAATCGCGGTTATATTTCCAATAACATTTACACCGAAGAAACCACTTCCGAAAATAATTTCACAAATAGCTCCTATTGATACTAATGAAATAAGTAGTTGAGCTAAGTCATCTACATATCCTTTCACCATTACTATGATGTCTTTCATTATGTTTCCCCCTTTTATTACTAAAATGATTGGATTTTACCCCAATCGTATAATAACTATATGGAAATATTGAAAAAATTAATGAGTATATAAATATATATCCCTATTTTTTCACAAACTTATATTTATTGTTAGGTAAAAACTATGTCAAATGATTACGAAATATTCGAGGGAAAAACCCTATCTGATGTCTTTAAAGACATATACGATAATTCCAAAACTAATAAACAACAATTAGAAGTATTGATGAAAGAGGTAGTGGGATTTATCAAGGACGGAGATACAGCCGTTCAGATTATCCCTATGTTAAAAGAGTATTTAGAAATCAATGTTAAGAACGACGAACAACTTGTTAAGTTAGCAACAATCGTTCAAAGAATTACCGCAGCAGAAAGAAGAGTATCAGATAGTGGAGATGAGTTTGGTTTATCAGAGGCAGAAAAGAAACAACTTATGGATGCCATTGAGTCTGATGTTCAAGAGTTACAAATCAAAAAAGACGAGATAGATAGTTCAATCAGTAAGGAAAATTAATGGCCTATTTTGATGAGGCGGGTATAAAAACCCAAGAGACTAAGGAACAAAATAATATTCGCTTAGAAGACAACTCTACATCTAATGATATTGTAGACGAATCCTTGCTGCGACAAAAATTAAAAAATTTAGTTCAAAAAGAATTTTTTCATCAATTAGAACCAGTAGAAGTTTTAGAAATAGTATCAGACCAAAATAAAAATAAATTTGGAAAAATAATTGGTAGGTATGTTTATTCAGAACATAATCAACCACTTAATGATTGTAGAGAAAGTGGTGCTTTTATACCACTTCAATCAAATATTATTCAAATGCCTTTACCAGGTGAAGTTGTTATTGGTTTTGAATTTGATGGTAATAGATATTATTTTTCAGCTATAAACCCAACACCTGCAGATGTAAATAACTTAGATGAGTTGAAAGGACTTAGTAACACAACAGGTCAAGAAGAATATAAAACTAAATTTTTTGAACAAAGTAGCTATTACGCAGATAACTCTGATAATGTAAAAGGTAGAAAAGATAACAGAGAAGAAAATACTACAAAAAGAAGAGGTGGTAAAAATAGTAGTTTTGACTTAGGTGATACATTGATACAAGGACGACACAATAACTTTGTTCATCTAAGTAGTGACCAAAGAAAAAATCCAAAAAGTGATAGTGGTAATATTACGATAGGAGCGTATAGAAAAAATGACAAAGGTTCTTCCATAGAGATTACAACAAGAGAAGAAATTTTGTATCCACAAAAAGTAATACAATTAGGTGAAGATATGAAATTCGACACATTTGGAAACACCACAAAAGAACCATTTATAGCCGAGGGATTTACAGAACCATCAATATTTTTAAATTCAGATAGAATTGTTTTATTCGCAGCAGGTGAAGAACAAGGCGACATAGCTATTTTTGCAAACAACAATGTTCACATAAAAGGTAAAAGTGTTCAAATAAGAAACGCAGAAGTAGTTGATGTTAATTCAAAACAATTTGTTCAAAACGTAGAAAATGTATATAGAATCACACAAGATGTAAAAGCAGGTAATGTAATCATATTACCTGAAGGTATTGTTGAAGAAGGTGCTGATAAAGCACAAGAGTATAGAAAAAATATTAACAAACTAATAGTTAAAATTAATAGTTTGATTCCTGCAGCTATTCCTGGAACAAGAGCTACACCTAATCCACTTTGGTTCAAAAACATTAGAGATGGAATTAAAGAAGCTAGAGAAGCATTAGAACAAAATAAATTAATAACAAGTTTAAAATGGTTAGATTTTAAAAAATGGAAAACTTATACAATTGAAGAACTAAAAGAAGCTTGGAGTCCAGTGCCGGGTATGGCAGAGATTATTTCAAAATTAGGTAATTTACAATCCTTAATTGAAGATGTTGAAAGAGTCCAAGAAGAATATAATGTAATCAAATCAGATATTGAAAATACAAGAGCGATTTTATCTGCACCGAAAGATTACATTGCAGAAATAGCCTATGGTTCTGCTGTAACATTTGGTGGAAAAGAAATAGTATCATTAACTGATATACTTAACAAATATGAAGATGATGGTGGTAAGTTAAATGAAGTGGAAAATGGTGAGGAATTAAAAGAAAGATTACAGAGCGTAAACCAAGAAATAGAACAAGGTGTATTTGACGAAGCTGACGAAGAAAGAATATTTGGAGACGGAGACCCAAATTCAAGCACCACTGCAAATTCATTGGTTGGTAAACTTAAATCAGATATACAATCAGGTTTGTATAATGGATTTATGATGCAAGATTTAGATTTAGAAATAAAACTTGAAACTGAAACAGCTAAAAAAGATTTAACAGTAATGTTATCAGAAGCGTCTAAACAGAATCAAGAGATACAAGAGGAGTTAAAATGAACAAAGATAAATTAAAAAATATTATTGAATTAGTTGTTCGTAAAGAAGTCAAAAAACAACTGAGCGAGATATTTATTAATGAAGAAAAAGAAATTAGTTTATCAGAAACTATTTCTAAACCAAAACCTAAAAAGGTTATCAAAAAACCTAAAAAACAATACACAAAAAACAAAATGTTAAACGAAGTATTGAATAACACCAAACCATTAGGTAGTCAAGAACAAGAAGACTATCCAACATTGGGCGGTGGTGTATTAGGAAGTGATAATATGGCCGAGGTCTTAGGATACGGAGATTTAGGTATGGGTAGTAATAAAGAAAGAGCGAGAGAAATGGGAGCAGTTGAAACGATTAAAAAAGCAGGAGTTTCAGTAGATGCAGTTCCTGAAGATGTTCAAAACGCATTGACTCGTGACTATTCTGGTTTAATGAAAGCAATGGATAAAAAGAAAAAAGGTGAAGGTAATTTTAGACCTTAATAATAAATGGCAAAAAGTGTAAGAGAAATAGATAGAGATGACAACATTTATGTTGGTGTTAAGTTTCCATTAGATTATAATCGTGCGACTGGATTTTTTAATCAATCTAAAACAATCCAAGAACAATCAAAATCAAATTTAATAAACTTATTACTAACAAGTCCGGGTGAAAGAGTTTTTCAACCATCATTTGGCTCTAATCTAAGAGCGATACTATTTGATAGTTTTGATACTGTAACATCTGACAACATAGACGAGGCTATAAGAGAAGCAGTTAGCCGTCAACTTCCATACATAACGATTAACGAAGTAAATGTTGTTCAAGACGGACAAAATGAAAATTCAATTTTAGTATCGATAGATTATTCAACAACACTTGAACCAGATACATTAGACTCACTAACATTACAATTTAATATTGGAGAATAAATATGCCGAATACTAACATCAGAGAAGTAGATTACGGAGTAGGAAAAAAGATAGTAAAAAAAGAAGTTAATTATCTCGGTAGAGACTTTGCAGACATAAGAGCAAATCTTATTGAGTTTGCAAAAACATACTTCCCAAATCAGTATAATGATTTTAACGAGGCATCACCAGGTATGATGTTTGTTGAGATGGCCGCATATGTTGGTGATGTATTAAATTACTATGTTGATAATCAATTTAGAGAAACACTTTTAAATCAAGCAGAAGAAAAGAAAAACATTTATGAGATTGCACAATCATTAGGGTATAAACCTAAGTTAGCAACACCTTCAAGAGTAGAATTAACTTTCACACTTGATGTTCCAGCTAAAACAACAGGCACTGGAGCTTCAGCTGTTTCACAACCTGATTTAGATTACGCAAGTAAGTTAGAAGCTGGTAGTGGATTTACTTCTGAAAGTGGAGTTGAGTTTACACTATTAGATGATGTTAATTTCAAAGTATCAAGTTCGTTAGACACAATGGACATAGCAGCGTTAGACCCAGCGTCAGGTAATTTACCTACAAATTTTAGACTTACAAAAAAAGGAATTGCAGTTTCAGGTAAACAAAAAGAACAAGAATTTATTTTTAGTGATGCAGTTTCATTTGATAGTATAGTTTTGTCAGAAGATAAAGTAACAGAAATAGTTTCAGTTGTTGATAGTAGTGGAAATAAATTTTACGAAGTTCCATTTTTAGCACAAGATACCGTGTTTGAAGATGAAGAAAACACTAATTTAAATGACCCAAGTCTTTCTCAATATAAAAACGACGCTCCTTACTTATTAAAGTTAATTAAGACAGCCAGAAGATTTACAACAAGAGTTCGTGATGATAATAAAACAGAATTAAGATTTGGTTCAGGTGTTAGTGATAACGCAGATGAAGAAATAATTCCAAATCCTGATAATGTTGGTTCCGCGTTAGGTTTTGGTGTATCGAGATTAGATGATTCTTTTGACCCAAGTAATTTTTTAAAAACACAAACATTTGGGTTAGCACCAAGTAATACCACACTAACTGTAACTTATCGTTTTGGTGGAGCAGTTGAACATAATGTGCCAGTCGGAACAATAAACAGATTAAGAAATATTACACTTTCAAACTCAACAACAGGTTTAGTTTCTGCAACACAATCTACGACTAACGAAAGTTTAAGAGTTGTGAATTTAGAAAGAGCTACTGGTGGTTCATCAACTGAAGAATTACAAGACATAAAATTAAATGCATCAGCTCACTTTAATGCACAGAACAGAGCAGTAACAAGACAAGATTACATTACGAGAGTTTATTCATTACCACAAAAGTATGGTAATGTTGCAAAAGCTTTTATTGTTCAAGATGAACAATTAGAAGAAGAAGGACAATTAGAGGTTATCAATGGTGAAGTAAAAAGAATAAAATCAATTGATGTTATTCCTAATCCATTAGCGTTAAATATGTATTTATTAGGATACACAAGTGATAAAAAACTTACTCAATTAAACCAAGGAGTTAAACAAAACATAAAAACATATCTTTCACAATATAGAGTATTGACTGACGCTATCAACATTAAAGACGCATACATTATTAATATTGGTGTAAGATTTTCAATTACGGTAAAAAGAGGGTTTAACAAAAATGAAGTATTGTTTAATTCAATTCAGGCTGTAAAGAAACATTTTGAAACTAAGAAATGGCAAATTAATCAACCAATCGTGTTAAGTGATATAGCTTATGTTATTGGATTAGTGGACGGAGTTGTTACAGTAGTTCCACCAAGAGATGATAATCCAAACAAAAATCTTATAGTTATTGAAAACAAACATAAAGTATCTGGTGGATATAGTGGTAATGTTTATGACTTAGACGCAGCCACAAGAGACGGAATAGTTTATCCTTCATTAGACCCAAGTATATTTGAACTCAAATACCCGAACATTGATATTGAGGGTAGAGTAGTAGGAGATAGATAATGCATTATTTTGAATTTGCAAAAAGAGACGCTACAATTTATTCTGGTGGAACAACATCATCAATCAATACAGGTTTAGATGAGATATTAGAAATAAATAAAGTTGTATCTAATAATGGAACGGTTGCAAATGTTTCAAGAATTTTAATTGACTTTGATTTGTCTTTTATATCACAATCAATCATTGATAGTAAAATACCCACAACTGCGAAATATTATTTAAATTTATATGACGCGACATCAGAAGAGGTAGAAGCTGAACAAAATATATTTGTTTATATGGTTAGTGGTAGTGCTTGGAAACAAGGAACAGGTAAACTTGACCACGACCCAGTAACACAAGATGGTGTAAGTTATCAATATAGAGACCACGAAAATAAAACACCTTGGGTCACAGGTTCAGTATTGACTGACGGAGGTGCTTGGTGGACAGGTAGTCAAGGTGGTGCGAACAAAGTTAGTGCTTCTTATCAAATAACATTTGACAGAAAAGACTTAAGAGTTGATGTAACAGACTTAGTTAAAAATCATATCTTTTCAAGTTCACTATTTCCTAACAGAGGCTTCTTAGTAAAAAGAGAATCACTCTATACAGGTTCAAGTGACTTTTCATATAATCCTGGAAGTGATACCACAAAAGACGAATCAAGTTCTGACAGATTGGGAAATTTGAAATACTTTGGTAGAGAAACACATACAATTTACCCACCTAAATTAGAAGTGGTGTGGGACGATAGTTCTTGGTCAACAGGAAGTTTATCACCATTAGTAACAGCTGATTTAGAAAGATTAAAAATTTATTTTAAAAATTTAAGAGAGGAATATAAAGAAGGCTCAAAAGTTAAATTTAGAGTTGTCGGTAGAGAGTTATATCCTACCACAGCTTTTGCAACTACACCAGCAGAGCTTACAGCTAAGTATCTGCCAAGTGCATCGGTGTTCTATGAAGTGAAAGACGCTGATACTGAAGAAACCATTATTCCATTTGGAACAGGTTCAAAAGTTAGTTGTGATAGCACAGGTAATTTCTTTAACTTGTGGTTAGATGGATTACAAGCTGAAAGAAACTATCGTTTTTGTATAAAGGTAGTTAGTGGAAGTGGAACAACTGAAACAATAAACTACTATGATGACGACTATGAATTTAGAGTTGTGAGATAGTAAAATGCCATATTTACCAAGTTCAGCAAGAAAAAAATCATCATACTATCAAAAGTTATTGGATGCTGATGTTATAGAACAAAATGATTTAATAAAAAATTTACAATTAAAATCACAAGTATCAGCATCGATTGATGCGACCAATCCTACAAGAGATGATGATGGATTCGTCGTTTCAGTAGAAGACCCAAACAACTTAGGTCGTGCTGCAGAAGGACTTTCAGAAAGTGTTCGTATTGAAAACAAACAACAATTTTTTAATGACAGATACTTAAATCAAGTTGCAAAACCTTTTGAATTTTTTATACCACCAACTGGCGTTCAATCAGAAGATGTTCAATTAGAACAAGAAGAAGAACAAGAAAAACAAAAACAAACTGAAAAACCTAATGATTCATTTAGAGCTTTGTTAATAGAATTTTTTGAATTGAACGATAACGCTTCTGATGAAAAAATACAATCTGAAATGACAAAGACTGGCCAAGAAGTTTTCACAGGTTTAAAACAAGTAGTGATGTTGAATATAATTGTGTCAACTAAAAACTACGCTTCTTTTATTAGAAATGTAATTTATCAAAATAGTTCTTTAACAAAAATATGGACAACTAAAAATCTTCCAACATCATCAGAAACAATATCAGGTGAAGAGTATGATTTTACACAACAATTTGATTTTGAAAGTCCAGACTTTCAAGGATTACGAGATTCATTTGAAGACATAAACATATCAGGATATAGATAATGGCATTAGAATATGGATTTACACAAAAAGAAAAAGACTCTTATTATTTAAGTAATAGAGTTTATAGTAGTTTTGGTCGTGATAATAACGACGACTTTATAATGTTGTATGTGTATTCACAAGATACAGATTTATTATTACAAAATATTATGATTCCAATTCAAGATGTTAACTTTACTGAAGAAGGATTTATTGACATAAATGTTGGACAACATTTAAGAGACGCTGGATTTAGTCAAGGTGATTATAGAGTTGTTTACAAATTCCTAAGAAGGTTGGCTGGTGTTGAACGACAAGTCTATGTAGATGACAATGGTAATGTTTGGGATGGAGATGTTTCAGAAAAAGTAGTAAATGGTGAAGTAAAATTTTATACATCTACAACGAATCCAGGAATTGATGAAAAAGATAAAAATACAGAAACAGAATTATTTTTAAAAGACTTTACATATTTTATTGACGATATCTCAACAGACAGAACTGAGTTAATTATTGAGGTTGATGAAAATATTAAAAATGAAGAATATCGTGAAGACTTTGAAACTATGAGTCAATTGATTGAATACAAATCTTTAAAAACTGATGACTTCGGTGCAATAAAATTTGATACAAAAAATCCACATATTTTAGAATTTGATATTGATGAGAAAGATAGAGGGTTCACACAAAATATGGTAGGTGGACAAATCGTTATTCCAAACCTTTACTTAGAAACAGGCTTTGAAGATACTACAAATGAAGATGCAATCATTGACGAAATCCAAGAAATAGATTTTATAGAACCTGAAGAGGTTGTTCAGGAAAAAGACCCAATAAAAATACCAGAACAAACTGATGAGTTTGAGGGTAGGTTTGAAAGAGAATATAGAGATAGGTAATTATGGCAGCATCAGAAAGAGCAATCAGACGAAACGCAGAATTATTACGACAAGGAAAGATTCGTAATCAAGCTCGTGGTGCTGCGAGAAACGCCTATATAGATTGGGACATTACAGGAAAAATTAGAGGTGAGGAAGATGGCCCACTAACACCAGGTGATGGACTACCTTTAGGTGGCTTGATTCGTGGTGGTGAAGGTTATGGAGTTTATGGAGGAACAACAGAATTAAAAAATTCTATAAAACCACCAGTTAAGATTAGAAAAGAAAAAATAATCACCAGAAAAAGAGCACAAAAGAAAATAAACACAAAAAGAGATTATGTAGCTACCATTACAGAAGTTATTGATTCTAATCGTGTAAAGGTTTCTTTATCATATGAAGAAGGAGTAAATTTATATAAACACAAAGGTGATGACCAAAGAGCAGAAAAGTTTAAATATTGGAGAGTGAATTACGATAAAAGTAATATCAATAGATTTAAAACTTATATGATTTGTAATGATGAATATTACCTTGTTGTAAATGATAAATTAGGTGGTGATTTAAAATCAAGAAAAGTAAAATTAAAACAACCACTTCAGTCAGGTAAACAAAAATTAGATAGAGTATATTTTGCCGAAAAAAGATTACCAGACTTTGAAGAAAATGTTAGATTAGTTCCATTTGTAAACAGGCCTGATGAAGGTATATTTTTAAGAATACCTAATTTAAATTCAGTAGATAACCCTATTAATTTTCAAGGAACTAACTTTCAAAGTCATAATGATTTATTAGGTGATGATAACTTAATGAACTTTGATATAGAAGAAAAATTAATATCAGGAAGTTTATTAGATATACAACCAAATATAAGTTATCAAAAAACAACAACTGATATAACGATTTCAGATGATGATACAGGTTTTGGGAACTTTGTTAACTTCTCATCAGCAGAATCAAGACTTCGTAATTTTAGAAAAAAACTTCAGTTGATTGAAAACCACACTGCTTTAAGTGCATCATTGTTAAATGTAACAAGTTCATTATCAACGATACAGGCAGAAGAACAAAAAAGACAAAGGGTAATCAATTCATTTGACCCGTTTGAACATTTTATGTATTTTGAAAGTTCTTCTTATGTGAGTTCTTCATTAGGACAATTTCACGATACAGCCTGGCCGAAAATGACATCAACCACACCTTATAAGTTAGAACATACATCAGGTTCAACTGCAACCACTTGGTATAATAATATGATATCAAGTGCATCTGCATACGACCAAGACAATGCTAATTCACTAAGAAACTCTTTACCAGAACACGTTCGTTCTGATTTATCAAACAATGTATTCTTAGAATTTATGGATATGGTTGGCCAACAATTTGATGAAATATGGACATATGTAAAATCTATAACTGATGTCAATAGTAGAATTGAAAAGTTATCTGAAGGTATATCAAAAGATGTCACATTACAATTTGCAAGAGCTTTAGGATTAGAATTATATATGGGTAATGATTTGATTAATTTACCAGAGTTCTTATTAGGTAAAAATGCTGACGGAACAACAAAGTATGAGAAACCTTCTGAACAATTAACAGAAGAAATATGGAAAAGAATATTAGCAAACTTACCTTTCTTTATTAAAGCAAAAGGAACAGAAAGAGCAGTTAAAGGATTACTAAGTTGTTATGGTATTCCAAGTTCAATATTAAGAGTTCGTGAGTATGGTGGGCCAGATAAAGGAACAAGAGTAAGTTATGAAATTAAAAGAAGATTTACAAGAGCGTTAGATTTTAACGCAGGACAATTTATTAAAACAAATTGGAATTTAAGTGGTTCTGGTTTGTTCGATAGTTTAACACCAGATACCGTAGAGTTTAGATTTAAAACACCTTATAGTGTTGGTAATTCGGGTTCAATGACAATAGTTCAAAAATCTGGTTCTGATGGTGGTGGTCATTGGGCTATCTCACTACAAGATAATGGAACAACAGATGAATATGGACACCTAAGATTTACCATTAGTGGTTCAGACGGAACTACAAAATTTATAACATCATCTTTACAAAGATTTTATAATGATGATTTTTGGTCAGTTATGTTGACAAGAAAATCTTCAAGTGGTGCTGAACACGTTTATGATAGTTCAACATTTAACACATCAAGTTATGAGTTAACAACAAAACAATACGACTCTACAAGACAAAAGATTTTATTTGAAGATAGTCAAAGTATGACAATAACAGCGTCTAAGTTTGAAAGTGCATTTACAGGTAGTGGTTTTGTTTATTTAGGTGGTAGTGGTAGTGGAACAGGTGTAGGAAGTTTTGGAACTGCATTTAGTGGCTCATTAATGGAATATCGTTTATGGTCTGAACCATTGAGTGCTAGTGTATTTAACAATCACGTTAGAGCACCAAAAGCTTACAATGGTAATACAAGTGCATCATCATATAACAACTTAGTAGTTAGATATCAATTAGATGACAACCATAATATGTCAGCTTCTATGACCGAGTCAGTAAGTTCAACACAACACATTAGAACATATGAAACAGCATCACAACAAGTATTTGGATTTACAGGTAATAAATTTAGAACCGTAGTTGACCAAGCTAAATTAAGAGTTCCTAATGTTGGCCCAAATCGTAGAAATGCTACAAAGATTAGAATAGAAGATAACACCTTAAAAGTTGGAACTTCACTTTCACCTGATGTAAGAAATGAACAATCATCACAAGATTTTGCACCGATTGATAGTAATAAGTTAGGTATTTATTTTTCACCAACTGATGTAATAAATGAAGATATAGTTCATAGTATTGCAGATTTATCATTAGACGATTTAATCGGAGACCCAAGAGATGAATTTAAATATTCTTATAAAACTTTGGGTAGTTTACAAAGAGATTATTTTAAACGATATAATAGTCAGACTAATAACTTTTTTGATTATTTAAGGATATTAAGTTTTTATGATTCAAGTGTATTTACACAAGTAAGACAATTACTACCAGCTCGTGCAGATGCTACGGTAGGTGTATTGATTGAACCAAATATTTTAGAAAGAAGAAAAGAAGTAATCGGTAGAAAACCAAGCTTTACAAATCGTGTATTCTCGAATGCAGATGATTTTGACAATGGTGTTTTAATAACAAGAGTAATAAGTGGTAGTGATGATTTATTTTTCTCTACTGCAGATAGTAGTTATAACACTTATGTTGGTGAGGCCAATTTAGCATACTTCTCAGGTAGTAATATTGGTTTCTTAGGACTACCTTCAAGACTTAGAGTCATTGGAGAAAATGATAGAAAATTAGGATATGGAACAACATACGCAACAGCATCAGGTGATGTTCCATTAAAAACTTTTACCGAAGCGTTAGTTCCAATCATATCAGGTTCAAGATTATCTGAGAAAAATGAAGAAGCACGATATATATTTGGTAATGCATTATCAGCTTCAAAGGCTAGAGATTCAGTAAATCCAAAATATTATGCAGTTTCTACAAGTTTTTCAGCTAGTCAATTTGAGAGTGTTGCTGATTCAAATAACTTATTTAGGTCATTCTATCAAGGGACAAAATTAACAAGAGATAATGCACCAGACAATAAAGAACCAGTTGAGGTATTTGTAGTAGCGGGAACTACGGTAGAAACAACCGATACAGATTTAAGTAAATTGAAAACAAGTTAAAGGAAAATTTAACTTTCTTATATTTATTAATGATTAAGAATAGTTATATCATTCCACAGGAGTAAAATAAATGGGATTTTTAGATAATACAACAATAACAGTAGACGCAATTTTGACAAAAAAAGGTCGTGAACTTTTGGCAAGAGGGCAGAATGAATTTAGAATTACAAAGTTTGCATTAGCAGACGACGAGATTGATTATAATCTTTACGATACATCACACCCAAATGGTTCAAACTTTTATGGGGCAGTGATTGAAAATATGCCAGTTTTAGAGGCATTCGTAGATGAAAATCAATTAATGAGATATAAGTTAACAACACTTCCAAAAGAGACAGCTAAAATGCCTATTTTGGAATTACCGAACGCTTCACTAACTTTCAATGGGCCTGGTATTACACAAACTATTACACCTAATACAAGAAACGCTCCTAACGAAAGTTATACATTTATTTTACAAGACGCGTCTATCGCTAACTTATCAGTTAGAGGTGAAGTAAGACCAAGTGCAGCAGCACTTAGAGCTGAAGCTCCTTTAGCAAATCCAGCAGGACTTGGTAGAGAAGATGATTTACCAATAAGAACAGGTGTTACTACACCAGTATTCTTAAATGAAAGTGAAAGAAAACGCTCTATTACAATTACAGGAACTTCAGTAAATGTGATAGCGAGGTCGATAACTTCACAAACTTCAACTAACATTACGGTAGTTGGTAATGAATCAGGTGCAACCTTTAATTTACCAATCACAGTTAAAGCTGACCCAAGTAAAATATAGGAGTAAATGATGTCATACCAAAGATTTGATAGAGCAAACGATATTATAGAAAATCAAAGAACGACTGTAACGAGTGGATTGTGGACAGGTGGTTCAACCACACTAACAGCATTCTACACAGGTTCTACAACAAGTAGTTATTTTGTTGATGTTTACAACGACAATCCAGTCGCGAGTGCTTCTGCAGAAGTTCAGTTTGCATTAGGATACGCTCACATTGATGGAAGTGGTTCATTAGGAAACACAACTAAAACAACATCAGGTGATAGACAAACCGCAGCTCTATATAGACAATTTAGAAATTTATTATTAGCACCTAACACAGACAGATTTAAATTTACAGCATCACCAACAGCATCAGGTGAAAAAGACTTTTACTTCATCTCGTTCCAAAGAGCTCGTATGAGAGAAAAAGTTGACCCAGGTAATTGGGAATTACATTTAGATGGTGGAACTGCAAAGATAAAATTAATTGATGATAGTTCAACAGCTTCAAGTGTTACGGTTGAACAAGGTGGTAGAGTATTTAATGTTGTTAGTGGTTCTATTACTAATGGTGTAAAGACAGCTGCATCAGCAGAAACAGCAAAAGGTGCTTATGGATTATTCTATCCAGATATGGGTATCATATTGTTAAATCCAACAAGATTAACAACAGGTGTAGCAGACATTACGACAACAAGAAGTGCAAACGCACAAGACAATAACAAAGGAGATTTGTTTGACTCAATAATTGAAGGTGCTAACTTCCAAGCTCGTAGAGAAGAAGAGATTAGTTCAACGAGTTATTTTTGTCGTGTAAATAACAGAAGATTTAACTTTAGTTCAAATCCTACATTTGCTACTTCTTCTGATGGTTCGTTAACACAACCAACTTTCTTTAAAGACCCACAAACATTTATTACACAAGTTGGTCTTTACAATGATACCAATGAATTGTTGGCTATTGCAAAATTATCACAACCATTGTTAAACTCATATGCAAGGGAAGCTATTATTAAAGTGAAACTTGATTTTTAGGACAATCTAATGTTCAAGAATCTTGACCCACAAGACATAAAAGTAAAACCATTTAAAAGTTTTAAAAACTTTACTTTTACTAATAACGATAGTGGAAGTGGAGTATTTTTAGTTAAAGCTCGTAGTGGTTCTTACAAACAATATGTCAGTTCATCAGACGCAATCACACACATTATTTCAGGTTCAGTAACGAGTAGTTTTTTTGCATTACCTACTTGGAATATGATTAATAAAACTTTCTACAAAGATTCAGATAAACCATTTCAATCATTTGGTAATAACGATACCACAAAAGAAAATAGAGAATTCAATGTTAGTGCTAGTATTATTAATGTAGCGAGAGATTTATATGGTGAACAAATAAAACCAAAGTCAATAGATTTAAGCTTAACAACAGATGGTAAAACATATACTATCGTAGATGACGGAGACGGAAATCTATATGATAATAATTTTTCTGCTAGTTTCGCAGCATTCAAGTCAAGTTCATTTGACAGAACACAAGGTGTCTCATCAGCAGCTGCGACAAGAGGTAGTGGTTCAGAAGTGGGCAATGTTTTTTATTCACAAGGATTGATAGTGTTGACGGATACGGGTTCTTACACTCGTGATGTTACAAGTTATACATTAAAACATCAAGCTACACAAACACACTATGAACACGAATATCGTGTGATAGCTAAACCATTTGAGTTTAACACCACACAGAATATCAGTATAACACCAGGTCGTAGTGGTAGTTTAACACTAAAAGCTGGTACGGTTTCTATGTCTAACTTTTTACCACCAGGTGACCAACCAAGTGGTGAGGGAACAGGTAGTTTTAAAACATTTTATAACGCTGCTACTTCATCATTAGGATTCGTAACTGAATCAAATTTCAGACCTTATGTTACACAAGTCGGACTATATACAGAAGATGGAGATTTGGCAGCTGTCGCAAAGATGGCAAAACCAATAAAATTATCAGAAGAAATCTCTACTACTTTTGTTGTTCGCTTTGATGTATAATCTTTACTTACCTTATATTTATTATTGTATTAAACCAAACGGAGAAAACAATGTTTCAGTTTATGAAGAAAATGGTTATGACGGCGGTGTTGTTTGGACTTGTTTTCGCACAATCACCGATTATAAGAGTTAAACAAATAGGGACTTGGGATACACCACAAACTTGGTGGAAGGATAGTCAAACACAAAATTTATCTACTTTTCTAGCAGAGGACTCAAGTGCCCCTGCTTTTAAAAATAATAATTTTGATTCGTGGAGAGATAAATTATTAGAAATAGAAGTAACATTAGATGATAATAACACAGGAACTAATTACATTACAGCAGTTCGATTTGACATTGCATTTGACAATGATTTAATCACTTGGGTAGAGCAAAATATCGATTCAGATGGCACAGACGAAACATCAGTCAACGCTTGGACTCAAGGTAATTCTAAAGTAATTAAAGGTAGTCATATTATAAATTGGGACGAGGGTGATAATAGCACAGCAAATCCCGACACAACTGATTACTCTTTTGAAGTAGTTCATTTTTCTAATGTTGGATATCGTGATTCATTAGCAGTAAGTGGTAATGAAGTAGAAGAAGCGATATCGGATTCAAGATACGATTGGTTAAGAATTACTATGGTATCTCACGGACACGACGACAATAATGACGGAATACCAGACAAACACTTTGGTGGTGGTAATGGTGTTGAAAAACAATTAATTAAATTTCAATTCAAAATAAATGATGTAGCTGATAACTTTGCACCTAAATCATTTAGAGTTGCTACTCAATATGATGGAAGTGAGGGATACTACACTTATGTATCTGACGACTATCTATTAGATTATAAAGTTTACATAGACGGTAATTGGGGTAATACCACAGAAGACGATAGAACTTACAACGAAGCAGCTCGTGGTGATATTACACTACATCCAAAATTAG